CCGAAGGCTGTCTTAGGTTGTGTCTTGATTGTCATGTTTGGAATCTCCTTATCTGTCTTATACCTTTATTATAGCAATCCAATCTGAGACTGACTCAAGATTTCAGCAATCCAATACATCTTATTTGCGTCGCACATGATTGTGAGTCTCAGTCTAATACTGAGTAAGACTGGACTAAAACTGAGATGCCAACAGATGGACACACATTGTAACAGTCTCATGTGTATCAGATGCGTCCTTGTTGCGAATGAGTGTGAACGGATGCCCGCACTTGACGTGTCTCAGACTGAGTCGCACCTGTACTGCGTCCTAGTTGCGGTGAGTCTCACCAGACTCGCTGGACTCATGAGTCTTATTGTTCTGTATTATAACAGCGACCTGATGGGGGAAATGCGACCTGAGTCAGTCGTATTATGACTTCTCAAATTTATGCTATTTTTTACGGAACAAGGACTCAAGGTATTGTTTTTTGAGCTGTAATTGCTGTTCTTGAAGGCTTAACAAAGGCCACTTGTTAACTTTTAGTGCTATCTTTATTTTTCTCCATCTATCCAGTAATATACGCTCTATAGCTGCGAATATTCTCATGATAGTTAGTTAGTAGTAGTATATTAAGAGTTATCAACTCATATGATAACCGGTAATAGTGTAGAGGGAGATGTGAGTCTCCCTCATAGGGGTTGAGTCCACCCTTCTCTTCCCCTGTATACGTGAGGGACCGCTCAACGCCAAGTGTGGAGAGGCTTCCCAGAGGCTTTACCACGGGCTTCCTGACGCTGTTCTAGGTTAAGACCTAGGACTAGGTGGTTTGCGCTGTCATGGGGGTTGTCAAGGAAGTCTTGAAGCATTGCATTAAACTCATCTTTCTTTCTCACAGCTATTTGGTCTAATGCACTTATATGTAGAGCATCTGTAAAATACTTGACACCTTGTGCTAGGCAGTCTAATCTGTCGTCGTGCTTTACTGCACCTTTTTGACGACACATACGACTCATTTGGTAAAATAGCATATAGAGGAGCCGCTCTTCAGGCGGACTGTCTTGGTTCGACCGATAGTCCCAGTCGATAACAGCACGATCAACAACAAGGCGGTGCTGATTGAGCACAGGTTCAAGACTGTCAATAATCCGATCCTCTTTCCTAACATTTGCTCGTATTTCTTCAATATGTATGTTTTGTTTTGTCTGAATAAGATGTTTTTTAAATAATTCACTTACGATTCCGTCTCCAAAGTTTGTTTCGATAACCAAGCTTGTAACATTGTACTTTTTACAGCCTCTAAGGATGTCAAGCAAGGTATTATCACTATACCCGTCTCTGTACGCTCGCACTTCATGCAAATAGATGATTCCGTTGCGTTGGGATAGATAACAAGCCGCTGTTTCGTCTGTACCCCGACCGGATGGGTCAATACTGCATATGGTTTCGTTATATTTATCCCAATTTCCTTGCATTTGCATAGGTGAATAGAAATAGTCTCCGGGTAGTCCGACTGTGGGAGCATCTTTGACGATATTTGCCGGATCTGAGCACCATATAACGTTTTCGGGTGCAGTATCAGGGTTAACGCTAGTAACAATGAGATCTGCCATCTTAAGTGGGAATTTTTCTGCATCTGATAGGCTTGTGTCGAGTTGAAACTGCAACATGTAGTTGCTACGACCCATAGATGCTTCTCTTTCTATCAGGTCTTCATTTGTAAATCTGTCATCTGTAGGAGCCCATTCTTCTGCTCCATTATCTATATCTTCTTGTAAATCTGGTGCTAGTAGTCCTTCGTACTGGGTAAGGTTTTTACCTCTTGGATATCTTGCCGGCCAAACCAAGGGACGATACGAACGCTCTGCCAACTTACGATAAATAGTAAAAGTAGTCTGAGGAGTCCCGAGATACATAATACGGCTATCACTTTTGGGTGTAAGGATAGATTCCGCTTCCGTACAGAGTTGTAAAAGTTTTTCACGCATCAACTCCGTCATACTGTTTCCCGGTACTTCTACGTCGTCTAAAATCATCAAGTCTGCCCTGCTTCCAGTAAGCTGACCTGTAATACCCACACTCTTGACCGAAGGTGCTTGGTGAGGTGAACAGTTGACGTCGAAACTGATACGTGACCATCTTGAGTCGTCGGATTTGGGTCTTAAAAAATTTAACCATGGTGTTTCGATTATTAATTTCTGTAAAAAGATAGACATGTTATCTGCACGTTCTTTCGACGCAGAGATAATCATGATTTTTCTTTCGGGGTCATTAAAGAGTGTCCATAACACAAAAGCACCAGTAATCCAAGATTTACCAACACCTCGAAAAGCTTGAATCTGGAGTCTCTTGGGTCCGGTTTGTAAGTAGTCTGCGATTGCATACTGTGCCCTCGTAGGCGGTGGAAGGTCTAGTTGTCCCCACAAAGCTTGTAGGAACAACTTAAAGTCTTGCTTTAATAAGCCTAAAGTATCATTCATCTATTATTAAGTTTCTGTATACGTTTGGATCATCAAAATATTTCTGTTGATTTCGACGGGTTTTAGCTTCTATTCTTTTTTGTTTTTTATATAATTTAAAATCAGCTACAAGATCAGAAATCTGTTCATCATTAAACAATGAAAGCTGTGGCGTGTCTGAATCATAATATTTACCTAATACAGCTTTTAATGCTCTATGGTTTTCAGCTGTAGTACCTCCAGTTTTTATTGCTTCTCTTAATGCTTTAGCTTTGTAGTCTAAAGGATCAAATAAACCTAGCATATCTGCTGTACCTAAATTTACACCGGGTAGTGTAAACTGTTGTACCTCAAGTACAGAGTTTATGTCTTCTATAAGTTCTGCTACAGCTGATGTCTGATAATTTCTAGTTATACCTTTTAAATAACCTTGGTCATCTAGTTTTAACATAACACGCATAACTTCACCAAAGTCAATTCCAGTACCCTGAGCAAATAAAGTTTCATAAACATCCTGAGCTTGTATAACAATTTTGTTAGCTTCTTCAATAATTTTACCTAACTCTTTTGCTTTTTTAATGCGGTACGCTTTACTGCTTTGCATGTTTTTCCGAACAGTCTTAGTAAAAAATTTTTCTCCGGCTGCACCTACTTTTCCTGTTAAAAATCTATGTGCTAACGCATGTGGAGTGTCAGATATAACTGTGTTACCAATTTTACGACCACCAGAAATAACACCAAGTAAATTAGTTTCCATATTTCCTAGTCCACCTCCAATAGGTGTACCCCGTCTTATTATTGGCTGTAGTTGATCCATAATAGTTTCATTTACTTTATTAAATAATGGACTGCCTATACCTAATCCGTCATGTATACCCATAATAGTTTTTAAGGCAGCCATGTGATGTACTTGAACTGCATTTTTAGCTAATCCTAACGCTTCTAATGAAGGACCAAATACATTTTTTAATCTTGTTACTTCATTTTTACTAAAAACGCCAAAGTTAACTCCTTTACCAGCTCCACCACCTGTAAATCCTGATTGAAAAGTTGCTAAATAATCTCTACCAGACACTTTAAATCCAGCTACTTTTGCACCACGAAGAAAATCTCTAAATACATCATAATTAAATATAGCTGGACCTCCCGGAGCTGCACTTCTATATGCTGGCATTTCTTGTAAACTCTTAGTTATAGCTATATTTGCTGATGGGCTTAAAAAAGGATCTACGTCTTTAGCTGTAGGTAAATCATTTTGAAAACGATCAACCACTGTATGAACCTGTAATTTTTCTTTTAAAGCTTTTATACCACCGGTAACTCTAGGGTCAAACGGATTTCTACCCGGATCTACTGAAGATGCTATAACTTGTTTCGGTTTGTACATTGCGGTGGCTTCTTGTGCAAATTGTGTTGTAGGCATCCTTTTTTTTGCTATTTCAGCTAGTCTTTCCTTTCCTTTTTGTACTTTGTAAGCTACTTTACCGGCTTTTACTACCTTTCTTATACCTTTATCAGCTGCAAAACCAAGTCCTATACGTGTGCTATAGGTAAATGATCTAGGATCTATCAGGTCTTGACGCTCTGCTAGATTACGAACACCACCTACAATAGCTTCTTCTGCCTGACCTAGCTGCTTAATTACAGGTAAGTTACCTACAAACTGAAGCCCTCGAAGACCTCCCCTGACAATATCATCAGTAATTCCGGGTTTATCTTCAGCAGCTTCGGATACAAACTGCCCAAACTGATCTAACTTGCCTTCTATAGCATCGTTAAGTCTAGTCAAAAGAGGTAACTGTTTGTACTCTTCTTCGTTCATCTTCTAATTTTCCTTAGATATTCAGATAAACTCTTACCATATTTATTTCTAAATACTTTCATAGCTTCTCGTCCGCCACCTTTAGCAGCTTGGAAAGCTTGGTTACGTTCAATTAAAGCGTTAACATGACCTTCTCCAAATCTTGCTATGTTCTCTTCTCTCAAAGCGGCTCTACCTCTAGCTGGACCTACCATAAGATTACGTCTTGTGCTAGTTCCGTTAGTATTAGCACTACTAAGTCCAGATACTTTATTTTCTAAAGCATCATAGTTGTTGTTAAAGTCTGTATCATCAGAATCAGGGTCAAACGATGCTCTACGTGCAGCTCCAAGAGGTGTGCTTGAGGTTGTGTCATAAGTATCAGTAGGATCATTTTTAGCACCACCCGGTCCATACATGTTCATTATATCATCGCCAAACATAATCTTATTTTCAGCTACTACTTCTTCATCTTGTTTTATTTTTAAATCTCCTCTGATGTCGGACATACCAGATGTAGGTACGTTGTCTCGTAAGTTATTAGCTTTTTGATTAGCTTCAACTCTCCTCATGTTTGATTGAATTAACTTATTTAACTCGGTTTCGTAACCTGAGCTAAAGTCTTCGATACCAAAACCTTGTCCAGTACCGCTTTTTCCAGCTAATGCTTCAGCTTCTTTAGTCATTCCTACTACAGCACCAAATAAGGTTTTCTGCTTTCCTGACGTTGGAAACTTTAGTCCTGTTCTACTGCTCCACATTTTGACTCTTTTTCTAAAAGATTCAGCAGATTCTCCTTTTCTTAATGTAGGAATATTACTTCTAATTTTTAGAAAGTCCTCATTAAATACTTCTTTTTTTGTTGCCATTAGTTAATGTGTGATAAAATCTTGTGTTCTCGGTTGGTGACTCCGAATGTGGCTCTCATCCAATCAAGCCAGTTTTTACTACCCTTTTCCTGATTACATCGTCTACACGAGGGTACAACATTCGTCGTAATATCTCGCCCGCCTTTGCATTTTGGGCGTACGTGGTCGATAGTAAGGTTGTGTAATTCATGAAATTCTCCGCAATAAACGCATTGACAATTAAAGTGCTCTTTGATAGCTCTTCTCCAGAGCCGTTTTGAATCTGAACTTGTCATCGTTATTAAATTGTGTAAATAGTGATCGGGGTTAGGTAGTAATGGGGTCATTTTTTAATTTTAAGTCTGCTTCTTCGGTTAATAGATGGCTTTTGTGTTCTGCCTTTGGTTTTACTACCCTTATAATGGGCGGCATCCATTCCGTCACGGTTGCCATATGTTCCAAGTTTTCTATTAAGTTTGTTTGCATTGACTCTTAATGATAGACCTTTCTTAGTTTTGTTGTATTTAGCCTGTTGTTTAAGGCGTTTTTTCCTAGCTTTAGGGTTCTTCTTGTAGTATTCAGAAGTTTTTGCCATAGACTTTCCTCTTTACGAGTGACGCATCAACTGTAGGTAGAAGTTTATTCAGCTTATCTAAAGGGCTACCATCGTAGGCAACACCAGTAATGTCGTTAGTCTTTAACCAATCGCAAGCTGCTTTTAAATCTTGTGTTGTAGCTTCTCCACTCTTTATTCTATGCAAGAAGTCTTCTGTAACAAGGTAGTGTAACTCATTAAAACTGTCTTCTGTTGCCTTTCTAGGTAGCTTCTTTAGTTCGTCCATTATTCTGTAATTAAGTTTTTCTTAACTAGCTCTACTAGCTTGTCGTCTACTGTATTATCTGTAGACTTTGCATATGCCTCTAGTAATTTGACTATCAGTTCTTTAACTGCTGTAGTTTTAATAAAGGCAAATAAAATTGGTTTGACTAATGTAATCATGATTCAGTGGTTTTAGTGGTTTTCTTTGCAGCTGCTTTCTTTTTCTTCTTTGCAGCTTCTTCTGCTTCAACTTTTCTTTTTTCTGTTAGTGAGCTCATTGTATATAGGGGTAAGTTTGTCTAATGTTTTTGCCATCCAAGGTTCCCATGGCATTTGTTTCATTCCTCTTTGAACGTATCGTTCGTACCATCTATTAGTTTTCATTCTCCAATAGAAGTATCCTAACTCTGTTTCTGTTAGGTTTACTGTGTAGGTTTTTTCCAAGGTAGGTTCCATTCGTCTTTTTTAGGTGGTTTTACTTTGACTATAGGTACTATGTCCGAACACATCTTATAATTAGTTGAGCCGGGTCTATACATAAAGCCTTTTTTCATTAAATCTGCACATTTGTGTGCTCGTGTTATTTCAAACTCTAGCTTCATCTTCTCTTCATATCTCTTAGCCATTTCTTTACACTGTTTATATCCTGACTTATCTTCT